GCGGTGGCACGACCTTCCTGCAGGCCAAGACCGCGAATGAGGTGTTGAAAGCGCAGGAACGCCGCATCCGGCTGCAAAAGCTGAAAGGCGAGTTGGTCGACCGCGCGCGGGCGGAAACCCTGATGTTCCGCCTTGCGCGCGAGGAACGCGATGCCTGGGTGACATGGCCTGCGCGTGTGGCGGCGCTGATGGCCTCGGAACTGGCGGCTGCCCTTGGAGAGGGGATCACGGTGGAGGCGGCGGTGATGCAGAAAGTCCTGGAAGCCCATGTCCGCGCCCAGCTCGACAGCCTCGCCGATATCCGCAGCGGCCTTGGGTGAGGATGTCGCGGGGTTCGATGGGGCAGACGACCTGCTGCGCGCCTGGTCGCGGGGCCTGCGGCCCGACCCGGACCTGACCGTGTCAGAGTGGGCCGACCGGCATCGCTGGCTGTCGTCGCGCGCCTCGGCGGAACCCGGGCGCTACAAGACCGCGCGCACGCCCTATATGCGCGAGATCATGGATGCGCTCTCGCCGGTCAGCCCGGTGCAGCGAGTGGTGTTCATGAAGGCCGCGCAGGTGGGTGCCACGGAAGCGGGCAACTGCTTCATCGGCTTTGTCATGCACCACGCGCCGGGGCCGATGCTGGCGGTGCAGCCGACGGTAGAACTGGCCAAGCGCAACTCGCGCCAGCGGATCGATCCTCTGATCGAGGAAAGCCCGGAGCTGCGCGACCGGGTCAAACCCGCACGCTCGCGCGACGCGGGCAACACGATGCTGTCGAAGGAATTCGCGGGCGGCATCCTGATCATGACCGGCGCCAATTCGGCGGTGGGGTTGCGCTCGACCCCGGCGCGGTACCTGTTTCTCGACGAGGTCGATGCCTATCCGGCCTCGGCGGACGAGGAAGGCGATCCGGTGACGCTGGCGGAAGCGCGGTCGCTGACCTTCGCGCATCGCCGCAAGGCATTGTTGATCTCGACGCCCACCATCCGCGGGCTGAGCAGGATCGAGCGGGAATTCGAGGCCAGCGACCAACGGCGCTATTTCGTGCCCTGTCCGCATTGCGGGCATGTGCAATGGCTGCGCTTCGAGCGGCTGCGATGGGAGAAGGGTCAGCCGGACACGGCGGAATACCACTGCGAGGGCTGCGACACCGCTATCGCCGAGCACCACAAGACAGCGATGCTGGCGGAAGGCGACTGGCGCGCGACGGCGGAGTCCGAAGACCCGCACACGGTGGGGTATCACCTCTCGGCGCTCTACTCGCCGATCGGCTGGCTTTCATGGGCGCGGATCGCGCGCGCCTGGGAGGCGGCACAGGGGTCGGACGAAGCAATGCGGGCGTTTCGCAACACCATCCTCGGCGAGACCTGGTTCGAGACCGGCGAGGCCCCGGATTGGCAGCGGCTGGCGGAGCGGCGGGAGACATGGAAAGCGGGCACCGTGCCTGCGGGTGGCCTGTTCCTGACCGCGGGCGCCGATGTGCAGAAGGACCGCATCGAGATCGACGTCTGGGCCTGGGGCCGCGGGCTGGAAAGCTGGCTGGTGGACCACGTCGTCATCGAGGGCGGTCCCGGCGATCCGACCTGCTGGCAGAAACTGACCGAGCTGCTGGGGCGTACATGGGCGCATGCCTCTGGCCAGCATCTGATGATCGCCAAGCTTGCGATCGACACGGGTTATGAGACCAGCGCCGTCTATGGCTGGGCGCGGCAGGTGGGGTTCGCGCAGGTGGCGCCGGTCAAGGGGCTCGAGGGCTTCAACCGCGCCAGCCCGGTGACGGGTCCGACCTATGTCGACGCCACCGTGGCCGGCCGCCGGCTTCGCCGAGGGGCGCGGCTCTGGTCCGTGGCGACCTCGACCTTCAAGGCCGAGACCTATCGCTTTTTGCGCCAGGAGCGACCGACACAAGAGGAAATCACCGCCGGCGCCGTGTTCCCGGCGGGAACCGTGCATCTGCCGACATGGGCCGACGGTGAATGGCTCAAGCAGCTCACCGCCGAGCAGCTGGTCACGGTGCGCACCAGGCGCGGCTTCACCAAGCTCGAATGGCAGAAGCTGCGCGAGCGCAACGAGGCGCTGGACTGCCGGGTCTATGCCCGCGCTGCCGCCTGGATTGCCGGGGCTGACCGCTGGTCGGAGGCGCGCTGGCAGGATCTGGAGCGACAACTGGCAGTGGAGACGGCCGCGGCGGACGGCGAGGCACCAGCGAGGCCCGCGCCCCGCCCGGCGCCTCGGCGGCGGACACGGCGGTCGAGTTACATGGGGTGAGGCTCAGCTTGCCAGCGTGCGCTGAACGATACTCGGATCCTTGTCGATTAGCGCAAGAAGAACACGGGCCGGGCCTTCCGGCGAACGCCGGTGTTGTTCCCAGTTCAGAAGCGTGGACTTCTTCACGCCGATGCTCCTGGCAAACTCGGCCTGCGAGAGGCCGGTGCGGGCACGGATGGCCCGGACGTCCGCGTCGGGAATGTCGATCTCGTGGATCGTGACGGCTTCTTCGCCGCGGGCGTGAGCAATGGCCTCCTTGAGGCCCTGTTCGATGCTCTTGAATGCGTCGCTCATCTTGCGCTCCTGTAGCTGTCGGCCAGCAGTTTGCCGAGAGACTTGACCGTTTCCGTTTCCGCCCTGGTCAGATTGGCCTTTTCGTTCTTGGCGAAGACGGTGATCAGAAAGACCGGAATGCCATCGTTGCCGCCGTAAAAGTGAATGACACGATATCCGCCGCTCTTGCCGCCTCCATCGCGTGCGAACCGGACCTTTCGGACGCCACCGCCAAGCGAGACCCCGGCTGTGGGGTCGCGGGCGATGTAATCGATCAGCGCCATCCGTTCCTCGTCGCTCATGATGGCGCGGGCGCGGCGCTGGAACTCTGGTGTCTCGGCGACAGTCACAATGGTCATATCTGCATGTATGCGCTAATGGCGCATATGTCAATGACGCACCCAAGGGATTGCTCATGTCCGATCCTGCAACCCTCCGCGCCCGTCGCGACGCGCTCTCGGCACAGCGCTCCTCTGGCGTGGCGCGCGTCAGCTATGACGGCAAGACGGTGGATTATCGCTCTGTGGCCGAGATTGACCGGGCCATCGAGGCGCTGGATCGCGAAATCGCTGTGCTCGAGGGGCGGCGGATCGTGCGGCAGGTGCGCATCACGACCAGCAAGGGGCTGTAAGCATGGGGCTGTTCGACAGGTTCCGCCGCCCTCCCTCGGGCGGTGTAAATGCCGTGCGCGCCCGTCTGGAAGGCGCAATGTCCCGGCGCCGCCTGCGCGGCTGGAACCCGCCGTTGGAGAATATCAACGCACTGGTCGCCTCCGGTGGCCCGCGTCTGCTGGCCCGTGCCCGCGAACTGGTGGTCACCAATGGCTATGCGGCAAATGCCTGTGAGGCCTTTGCGGCGAACCTTGTCGGCGACGGGATCAAGCCGTCCTCGCTGATCGAGGATGCGGCCGTTCGGGATCGTGTGCAGCGGCTCTGGCTCGCCTGGACCGACGAGGCCGACGCGGACGGGCTGACCGACTTCTACGGCCTGCAGGCCATGGTCGCCCGCGAGATGTTCGTCGCGGGCGAGTGCTTCGTCCGCCTGCGGCCACGGCGCGCCGAGGACGGTCTGCTGGTGCCGTTCCAGTTGCAAATGCTGCAATCGGAGATGCTGCCCTTCGAGAAGACCGAAACGGCCGCCAACGGCAATCGCATCCGCTGCGGCATCGAATTTGACCTGATCGGGCGGCGCGTCGCCTATCATTTCCGCCGCAGCCACCCCGGTGACAGCACGGATCGCCGCGTGGCCGTGCCGGAGACCGTCCGTGTGCCTGCCGAGGACGTGCTGCACATCTACCGCCCCATCGATGCAGGGCAAATTCGCGGCCTGCCGCATGTGGCCCCTGCGATGGTGCGGCTCTTCCTGCTCGATCAGTACGATGATGCGGAACTGGATCGCAAAAAGACCGCCGCGATGTTTGCAGGCTTCATCACCAAGACCGCACCGGAAGATCCGATGATGGGCGAAGGTGCTGCCGATCTCGATGGCGCGGCCATTGCGAGCCTTGAGCCTGGCACGATGCAGGTGCTGCTGCCGGGGGAGGATGTGAAGTTCTCGTCGCCCGCTGATGTCGGCGGCGGCTATGAGGCGTTTCAATATCGCACGCTGCTGGCGGTCTCGGCATCATTGGGCCTGCCATACCACCTTGTCACCGGCGATGTGCGGCAAGCGAACTATTCCAGCCTGCGCGCAGAGCTTGTCGAATTCCGCCGCCGCGTGCAGCAACTCCAGCACGGGGTGATCGCGCATCAGCTCTGTCGCCCCGTCTGGGCGCGCTGGCTGGAGACCGCACGGTTAGCCGGACGGCTGGATCTGCCCGATCCGGCGGCCGCGCGCGCCGTGCAATGGATCCCGCCCCGCTGGGATTGGGTCGACCCGTTGAAGGACATCCAGGCGCAGGTGCTGGCCATGGAGGCCGGCATCACCTCGCGGCGCAAGGTGGTCGAGGGCACGGGCTATGATGTCGAGGAGGTCGACCGCGAAAACGCAGTAGACGCCAGACGCGCCGCCGATCTGGGGCTGCACTACCGCACCAGCCCCGGCGAAACCCAAGGCGCGCGGGCCACCCCGGCGCGGCGTCCTGATCCCGGCAACGCTGCAGATGATGGCAATGGCGACGATCGCGCCATTCAAAAGGAGTAACACCATGAACAGCTGGTACACGATCCGCGCCCGGGACACCGGCGCGGAGGTGCTGATCTATGACGAGATCGGCGCCTACGGCGTTTCGGCAAAGGGGTTTCTGGCAGAGCTGGGCGCGCTGCCGGATGACGCGCCCATCGATCTTCGTCTCAACAGTCCCGGCGGCTCGGTCTTTGACGCGGTCGCAATCTATAACGCACTGACGCGGCATGCAGGGACTGTGACCGCCTGGATCGATGGCATTGCTGCCTCGGCGGCCAGCTACATCGCCATGGCAGGCGATGAGATCGTCATGCCAGAAAACGCCTTCCTGATGATCCATGATCCCTCGGGGCTGGTCATGGGCACCGCCGCGGACATGCGCGACATGGCGGGCGCACTCGACAAGATGGCCGCCAGCATGACGCGCGGCTATGCGGCGAAATCCGGCAAGCCCGAGGAGGAGATCGCCGCTCTGATGGCGGCCGAGACCTGGTTTGACGCGAATGACGCGCTGGAACTGGGGCTGGCCACACGCATGGCAGAGCCGGTGCGGATTGCGGCGAGCTTTGATATCGCGCGGTTTCGGAACGCGCCGCCTTCGCTGCTCCAGGACGTCGCGGAAACCGTTGCCACCTCCAACGGTTTTGAACTCGATCCGGATCATATGACGGAGGCAACCCTGCCGGCGGCGTCTGACAGTGATGTTGGGAAAGACAACATCACTCCAGGCGACACCACAACGTCAGCAGAGGACCCATCGGCGCCGCGTGAGCAAAGCGAGGGTGTTGCAGACGGGAACACCCAACC